CCTCCCTCACGACCCGCCTGGGCAGCCGGCGTTACCTGCACCCGCTCGCCGCTGGTGACCGCCAGCGGCAGGAAGAACGAATCGTTGGGAAATCCGGGCGGGATTCTCATATCCAGGCCGCTCTGGACCGGCACCGGCGTTCCCGGCGACCGCGGCACGCGCCGGGGTCCACCGCCCCCACCACCTCCGCCCCCACCACCTCCGCCCGGACCGCCTCCCGGTCCCTGGCCAGACCAGTTCCACGGCACCTCGCCAATATAGTTGAATTGGATGTTGATCTGGTGCTCGGTTGCAGCCAGGCGCGCCAGTACGGCCTCGATTCCATCCGTCCCGGCCAGGATCGCCTTCGCATCCTCCAGCGAGATTCCCAGTGTCTGGCTGATATTTTGGGCAGCCGTGCTTGCATCCACCATGTTCAGCTCGCTCTGCAGGTCTGCCTGGGCGATGAACAGCTCCCGCAGCCAGGCGTCGGCCTGCGCGGGAGTAACCTCGTTGGCCAACACGGCCTCGGAAATATTCTCCTTCAGCGTCTCGAACGCGGCGTTGATCCGCCCGCCACCGGCGGTCAGCCATTTGAGATCTTCCATCAGCGCGGCGATCGGCGAGCCCACATCCCGGTCCAGGATATCCAGCAGGTGGCTGATCCGCTCCTGTTGGGCCTCTTTGTTCGCCTTCTCGAGCTGCCGGCGGAAATAGTCCACACGTGCGCCGGTCGCGCCGTAGGCCTCTCGGAGCTCCTCGAGTAGCCCTGTCCCTTCGAAGTAGCGGCGGGCGGCGGCCTCCATCGCGTACTGGACATCGTTCACTGCGTCCTTTGCCCGCTGCTCGGCAAAGATTCCCTTTTCGACCACGTCGATATAGAACTGACCAGCACGGGAGCGCTCAAAGGCGGCATCGCTCATAGCGTAAAAGGCGTCAATCAGCTCGATCGTCGCTCCCTTGGCGCCACGATGAACCCGGATCAGGCGGCCCTGCGAATCGATCCACAATCCCATCTCGGGCAGCCCCTTGCGTAATTCTTTGATGTAAGCCTCGTAGGAATCCGCGCTCGAAGCAATTGCTTTCTCATCTTTGCCGGTCGCATCCAGGAGCTGCTCAGACGTGGCGATAAGCCTGAATAATTCATCATAGAGCCCAGCGACTGCCGGCGCCAGGCGCAGCTTGATCGCATTCGCCAGGTTGGTGCTCACGGCCTCGAAGCGCGCGATCTTGCCGGCGTTGGTGTCGGCCACGTCGCCCACGCGGGCGATCTGCTCCTCGGCCTGCTGCATGAAGGCCAGCTTGAAAGCTTCGTCGACTCCATAGCCGGCTGCTTCCAGCTTCTTGACCTTGTCTTCGAAGCCGTCCACCGCTACGCCCAGGGCGTCGAATCTCATCGTCGTCTTGTTGGTCAGGGTGAGCACGAGCTGGTTCATGTTCATCCCCAGCGCCGCGGAGATCCTGGTCAATCTCACCGCCTCGTCGTGCGTCTTGGCCAGGCCCAGGCTCATGAAATCGGTCGCAGCCGCCAGCGCCACGGAATCGTCCATCATCAGGCGCGTTGCCCGGTGCAGGTCCCCGATCAGGGCGCTACCCGTGGTGCCGATCGAGTGCGATAGGCGGTCGAAGCGCTCGCGGGTCAGCTCGAGCTGCGCGCCCTCTTTGCCCATGTCCAAGGCCTCGCGGACGCCCCGGATGATCATCTGGGAGCCCTGCAGCGCCAAAAACCCCTTGCCCAGTCTAAATAGAGATTTCGTCAGGGAATCGGTGCCCTTGCCCGCCTCCTCCGTGCCCTTGCCGGCATTCCGCGCCCCCTGCGCCAGGTCCTTATCCAGCGCCCCGCCTGCCTTGCGCGCATCGCGCTCCAGGTCCTGTAATGCTGCTTTGGCCTGGTTGCGCGCCGTCAGGATGATGTTCTCAGAGATCGTCATGTATTCCGGCGGCAGTATTACTGCCGATAACCTCGATTATCAGTAGTCGAACATCCTCTTTAATTCTTCCACCCACGCCACCAGGTCGAGTTGTCCCGCGCTCAGCGCGTTCAAATCCCGCGCTTTGATCTGGAATGCCCGGTATACCTCCAATTCATACAGCGGCCCGCGCAGCAGATCTAAATCCATCTCGTCCAGCTCGTGGGGCAAGACGCGCCAGCCCAGGCGCTCGCACAGCAGCGCCCGCTCCAGCCCGCTCGAGATATCGCCGTATTGCTCGCGACCGGCTTCGAAGCCTAGCTCTCCGGCTCCCGCGGCCGCGATGATGCGTTTGGGCCCGGCAGTCCAGCCTGGCGGTAGGCGTCCAGGTAAGCCATGCTCACCAGCCAGCGCGCCAGCGGCCCGGGCAGGTCGTCGAAAGCCTCTTTCAAGGGCGGCTGAAGAATAGCCGGCTCAAGATCAGGCTGATCGAAATCAGGCCGGAATGGAATCCTTGCGCCGTCCTCATCTGTGAGCTTCCAGCCCAGGATGCGCTCGGCGATCAGTTCCACCAGCTCGTCCGCGCCCAGGGATGACTCCCACAGGCGCAGGTGCCGGTATTTCCAGCCCTTGCCCTTGAAATCGACGTGCTCGCCCTCGTGCCCGGGGAGCGAGCATTCGATCCGGATCACCACCGGCAATTTATTGCCACTTTCCTCTGCCATTACAGCTCTCCTTTTTTTATGCATCTTGCACTACGATACGGTGCCCCAGGCCGGCGCGGCGCTGCCGAATACCTCGAGATTGACATTGATCACTATCTTCCCGGCCGGCGTGGCGCTCTTCGGCCACGATGCCAGCCAGAACTCGCCCTCGAACTCCGGGTTGGTCGCAACGGGCGCCGCGTTCAACCCGACCTGCACCGTGACCGTCGAGCTCTGGTACAGGCCGGCGATGCTCTTCAGCACCGTGAACAACCCGGTCGTCGCCGCCGGGTTGAAATGCCCGGTCATGCGGATCGGCAGGTTGGGCATGCCCGGCATGCTGTTGACCGCCCCCTCGCCGAATCCGGTCACGTCCAGCGAACCGTACTCGTCGGGGATCTCCACCGAATCGATGTCCGCGGAGACCTCTTGGGGCGCGCCTGCGCCGTTGTCGATGTACACTTTCAAAAATCTTCCTGCAAGTTTTGCCATCTCGTTTTACCTCCGTCTCGGCAGTATTTCTGCCATCGGCAAGATTGCCGCATGAGATTAGTGTCTGGCCAGCACCACCACCGGCTTGAAGTCGTCGCCGGCCGCGCCGGTGCGGGTCGCCACCGCCCGCGTGTAGCGGTTGATCGTTCCATTGATCGCCTGGCGCTCGCTCGTGCGGCTTTGCCCGTTGGCACTGAACGTCGCCAGGTCGGCGTAGGTCGGCAGCGTCGCGGCGTGCTGCAGCTTTACCTGGTAGCTGTCCGTCAGCGCCGGCGTGGCCACCTGGAGGTATCCCGCCCCGCCGTTGGCGGAAGACGCCAGGTTGTCCACCTCCGTGAAGTTGGTCGTGTTGGTGATCGTTGCGTCCGCCTGCACCACGCCGTAACCCGGCCGTTCGCCGGCGCTCTGGAAATTGGCATTGGCGATCACCGCCCTCCGGGTTGCAATGGCAGGGTTGTACGTGAATTGCTTGCACAGCACCGCCAGCGCCGGGTCGCCGATCGCCACCGCCTGGTTCTGCCCGATCAGGATGCAGATCGATTCGTCCGTGTACCCGCCCGGCGTGCTCAGCGCCTCGTGGCTCTGCGCCGTTGCCGGGTCCAGGAACGCCGTCACGTTCACCTGTACCTGCGGCAGGTCCGGGATCGAGTTGACCGCTCCCTCCCCGAACGCGGTCACGTCGTCCGAGACCCATTCGTCGTTGAACTCCCACTGGTTGGATCTGCCGGTCAGGTCGTAGCCGGCGAAAAATATCTGGGTAAAACGTCCGGCCAGCTTACTCATCGCTCACCTCCTGACCCATCTTTTCCCCCGCAGGGGGAGAGGGAAGCTGCCTGATCGCATCGATCACCTCCAGCCAGGCGATATCCGTCTGCGTTGGCAGCTCTCTCGTCCGCTCGCCCGGCTCGAAGCGCACCTCCCGCCGCCCATCGGGGTATTTCCAAATGACGCCGGCCTTGCCGCCGGCCTTGCCCTTCCAGACCTCGCCCTCGGCCAGCTCCACGTTGAATCCGATCAACACCTCGTACATTGTTGCCATCAAATCACCTCCTGCGGCTGCACCAGCATCTCCACGTAATTGCACAAAATACCGGCGAACATACGCTCCTCCTGAATGATCTCAGCCACCACCGGCGTCTCACGTTCCAGAACTTCTCCCTGCAGCACCGTGTCCGCTTCCAGCGCGGTCACAATCGCCAACGCCAGTGCGGTCATGGTCTTCTCGGATTCGTCAGCATCGTTGAATGATAAGAATCCCCGAATGCGATAGGAATAAGTGACCAGGATCGTGTCGTCGATCCCGCCGCCCTGGAAGCCGATCACGCTCTGCTTGATCCCCCGGAATGTGACCTCCCAACCGCGAATCTGGTCCACACCGTCTATCGTGGTCTTGAACAATTCCAGCGTCTTGCCCCAGTCACCGGCCCAGCGCGAATAGTCGTGCACCAGACCCACATCGGTCACGCTCTCCAGGACCGTCACGATCCGCGCCCGGATGGTCGTTTCGTTGTATGCCATCAGGCGGCTCCTCTGAACCTAGCCATCGACTTCACCGGCACGCCATCCCAGATGCGCGTCACGCCCGAGCGCCCGCCCTCGTTCCAGGACTTCTGGAACATGTGCGCGCCCCGCGTGCCTCGCATAGCGATCGCCCGCTGTACCGCATAGCCGACCCGCTCGTCTCCGAACTTGCGGATCGCCCACAATTTCAACGGCCCCGCCGGCGGCCAGTGCGGGCCGGTGCCCTCCTCCACGTACCACACGTAGGTCGCCGTGCTCGTCCCACCGGTGCCCGGCTTGTCGCTGGCGCCCACGATGCCGCGCAGAGTGTCTAATATGCTGCCCTGGGTCTCGAAGCCCGCCGGCCAGGAGATCGAGCTGCGCAGCAGCCCATAATTGACCGGCGTCCTGGCCGCCACCATCCCGGTCAGCAGCATCCCGCTCTCCTCCATCGCCAGCCCGGATTCTTCCTCGATGGCCCGCTCCAGCACGGGGACCGCCGCCGCCAGTCTCAGCAGCTCGCTCACATCGATCTCGAATTCGATCATCGGGCCGGCCATGCTATCTCCTGCCCCTGCGGTGGAACAGAAAGTCCGCCCCGATCTCGTAGGCGTAGTCCACGTCCGCCAGGACCTGCCCGGGCAATGTCTCCGCCTTCCCGATCCCGACCAGCATCTTGTAGGCGCTGCGGAATTTGCCCGCCAGGCTCATGTACACGTCCGCCTGGGTCCTGCGCTCTACCGAATCGGCGCTGATCGTGCTGTCTCGATTCTGCCCGTAACGCACCGCCAGCCACTCGCAGGCCATCGCTGCAGCCAGGTTGCAGATCGCCTCGAAGTGGATCTCCGGCGTGTCGATCAGCGGGTCGGCCGCCTCCAGCCATGAATAGGGCCGGCTGTAGGTCAGGCGCACTTTCTCGGTCGCCGCCGGCGCGTGGTTGGGGAAGTAAATCCATATACCATCCGCAGCCCGGAACAGGCGGTAATCCTCGTCCTCCAGCATCTGCGGCTGCTCGTTTGCGCTGATGCTGGCCGCCGGGTATTCCACGCTCACGATCGCTCCCGATTCGTCACGCCAGCCCGGGATCCCCGCCACCACCTCGATGATCCCCGCGCTATCGGTCCCGTAGGCGCTCCAGACCGTGCCGTTGTAGGTGACCACCGTGTTGGTTACCCCGCTCTGGTCCACGCCCAGGATGATCTCGGTCGTCCCATTGGCGTAGGTATACCCGCTGGCTTGCAGCACCGCCGCGTACGTCCCCGCCGGCAGCTCGATGATCTCGTCCGCCGGGAACGGGAAGCGCACCCGGTTGTAGATCCCCGCCGGCGCGCCCTCCAATCCATCCGGGTCCACGTCGCTCGAAGTGGCGATCAATTTGTCCGGCAGATTGCTCGCCACCGTATATAGCGCCACGCTGCACGTGCCTGCCGGAGTGCCCGTCCTGGAGAGCCACAGGTTGACCTGATGCACCTCCATTCGGTAGTCCAGCGTGAACAGCACGCCAAGTTTCTGGTCCGCCCCGCTGCTGGCCAGGTCGATCCCCGCATCTCGCCCAGCCTCGTCCACGTCCTCGGCATTGCCATACATCAGGTAATACGAGCCGCCGTCGCCGGCGAACTCGATCGTCTCCCGCCGCGGGCGGTCCTGGCCGTATTCGCGCGCCGCGTGGCGGATGGCCGCGTCCCTGTCGGTCTCCGAGAGATCATCCGTGCGGATCCCCATCATCAGGCGGTCCAGGCGATCATTAAAGGTGGATAACCTGGTCAAAGTGGACATCGTTTCCTCGATCGATAATTCGTGTTATCGGCAGTAATACTGCCGCCGGCAATACTGCCGCCGGCAATCCTGCCGCCGGTATACATTCCATGCGGCAAACTGCCGACAGCTACCGCGGGCAGATAAGATGTAATATCGCACCGAACGTATTCCCGGACTTGATAAAGCTCACCCATAATTCGTATTCCTTGCCGCGCTCCAGGTTCTGGGCAATCGGCAGTGTGATCGTGTACGAAGCCACGCTGGCCGTGCCGCTCAATTTCGCGCTCGAAACATCCTTCATATCCGGCAGCTCTTTCATGTACGCGGTGACGTTCGTCGGGGTCACTGCCCCGCCGTAGGGCGTCGAATCGAAGAAAAAGGCTTTGCGCTCCCAGGAGAGCATCTTCTTGGGCGAGTTTTTGAAATAGGGAATCTCGGCGGCCATCGTTAGAACACCTCCAATGTCAGCGCGAGAGAATCGTTGTCCAAATACAACTCCACGCCGTCCGTCCACAGGGTAAATTCCAGCGATTCTGTGTGCAGATACAGCTCCTCCAGGCCAACCGCCGGCCCAATGATCTGGCTTGCCAGATTGCCCAGCCAGCTCAGCACGCCGCTCAAGCTGCGTCCGATCCGCTTGACGACGTTGCCGGACGAAGACAACATGCCCGAAAGCGCCTTGCGGGCAGATACGCTCAGCGCCCCGCTCTCGATAAGTGTCCCGGCGACTTGTTTCCCGGGGCGGCGTGATAATACGCCGGAAGAGGACAGCGCGCCCGCCAGGCTTCTGTACATCGTCTTGAGTCCCGCCAGAACACCGGATGAACCGAGCGAGCCTGTTTTGGTGGCGCCGGTTCGTTTTGTGACGTTCCCGCTGCTGCTCAACAGGGCGGAGAATGCCCGCACAGCGCGTTTGGTCAGGCTGCCGCTGCTGGAGAGCATCCCAGCTTTGCTCGTCCTGACCATCTTGTTCAGCGTACCGCTGCTGGAGAGCGTGGCGGTAAGGGCTCTCAAGAAGGTTTTGAGCGCCACCAAAGCGCCGGAACTGTTCAGCGTGCCGGCCTTGGCAGTAGCGGTTCTCTTGATCAGTGTGCCGCTCTCGCTGAGCGTTCCAGCCTTGGCAGCTTGGGCCTGCTTGCTCAGCGCGCCGGAGCTGCTCAACGCGCCGGCCAGGGATTTCACGGCCTTTCTCACCAGGGCGCCTGAGCTGTTCAGCGTGCCCGTCAGGCTGCGCAAGGTCACTTTCGACCCGCTCAATACGCCGGAACTGGTGAGCGTGCCTACCTTAGCCAGGATCGCCTGCCTGGCCAGCGCCCCGCTGCCGGACAAGCTGCCAGCCAGGCCTCGCGCTGTGCGCTTGAGCAACCCTCCACTGCTATTCAGCGTGCCCGCTTTGGCTGTGCCGGTGCGTTTGATCAGCGCTCCTGCGCTGCTGAGCATGCCGTCCAGAGCCTTACGTGCCTGGCCCACCAGGGTGCCCGCGCTGCTCAACGTGCCAGTCTTCGCAGTTCGGGGCTGCTTGCTCAATACACCACTGCTGCTCAGCGTCCCGGCTTTACTTAGGCTTATCAGCTTGCTCAATACACCACTGCTGCTCAGCGTCCCGGAAATGGATTGGGAAAACTCGTTGCCGCCAATCCTCTCGACCAGGCTGGCGATCAGCCTGCGCCGCATCACGCGGGCGCGGATGCGGTAGTCGTAGACGTGCTCGATCACCCAGGCGGCAACCATGTCGTACACGATGCGCGTCAGCGCGCCAGCGGTTGTCAATGTGCCAGCCAGGCTTTTCAGCCTGGTGATGCTCAACGCGCCAGACAAGTTCAGCGTCCCGGCTTTAGAGGTGCGGGCCTGCTTGCTCAGCGTCCCGGTTGGCGTCGTCGATCCGCTTTTCGCTGCTTGCGTTTGCCTGAGCAGGTCACCTGCGGGCGTCGTCGATCCGCTTTTCGCTGCTTGCGTTTGCCTGAGCAGCGCGCCGCTGCTGTTCAGCGTGCCGGCAACGGTTTGCTGAAACTGCGTCCCCTCGACGACCGTGATCGTCGGTGTATTGGTATATGCCGTGATGGCCGTCGCTCCGTCGTAGATGCGCAGAGCGATAGTGTCGTTATTCGACACTTGACCAGCGTCAAGCGTTAGGCACCACTCGGTGTCGAAATACTCTCCGATCGCGCCCGAGTTGATCGCCCCGCCGGTCGCCTCCTTCATCCCGTTGTTGTTGGTAACGAAGGCGCCACTTCCGCCAGTAAGTTGCGAGGTGCAGTCATCGCCGTCGGCGAAGTTATTCGAAAGCGCGAACGTAACTGGCGAGCTTCCTGTTATCGCGTTGTATGCGCCGCCATTAAGCGAGTAGTACAGGTTCCAGGTTTTGTTTGTCCAGGCTTTCGCCCCCGACTCGTCGATCAGAAAACGGGCGCGGAAATTCTGGCCGGGATTTTGCGACCAGTTGGTGTTCTGCGTCGCCTTCCAACTGGCGCCGCTCTCGCTGCCATCGTCGTTGCGCCCACGGAAGGCGACCTGGGTAAATGATGATAGGGTCATTCTACCTTACGCTCCCGCGCGCCCCAGGCCGTGCGGATGGGAAAATCTGGGTCGGTGTTCGCACACCGGACGACCATATTGAAATAATCGCTCGGCACGGTGCGCCCGAACAGCACTCGCTTCGGCCCCGGCTGGGCCAGGTAATCGACCATTCCAATCCAGTCCACGCCATACCACCTGTAGTCTCGATACACATAATAATCTGCGGCCATCACCAGGCGCCGCCCGTGATCGAAATCGTGCTCCACGATCACCAGCGCCCCGAAAACCGGAGCGTCCCAGGCGTTGCCATCGTAGGTCGCTCCGCCGTCGTAATAAATCCGCCAGGGTATTTGCCTTCGGCAAATTGCCGCTCGGCATGGACCCCTCTCGGCAGAAATACTGCCGCACATCATAGAAAAATTCCGCTGGACACTCCCCCGTTTACGGGGGAGAGGAAAGCGGCTCCTTTCAATGTGTTGATAGTTGTGGTATAATCAAAGGCATGAAACTCACTGCCAAGGTAAAGCTTCAACCAACACATGAGCAGTTTAATGCTCTCAAACAAACACTTGAGACGGCCAACGCTGCCTGCAATTACATCTCTGAGCAGGCGTGGGAGAACAAAAGGTTTTCCAGGGTCCCGCTCCACAAACTGATTTACTACGTTGTTCGTGAGCAGTTCAACCTTACCGCTCAGGTTGTTGTGCGTTGCATCTCTAAAGTGGTTGACAGCTATAAAGTTGACCGCAAGACGAAACGTACTTTCAAGCCACACGGAGCGATTGCTTTCGATAGCCGTATCTTGAGGTGGTATGTTGATCTGTACGAGGTCTCGATCTGGACAATCGAAGGTCGCCAGCGCATCCCGTATGTTTGCGGGAAGCGTCAAAAGGAACTTCTCCAAGGCCAGCGGGGAGAAAGCGACCTTGCCCTGATCAACGGCGATTTCTACTTGCTCGCCACCTGCGAGGTCGAAACTCCTGAGCCGCAAGATATTCACGATGTTTTGGGTTGCGATCTTGGAATAGTCAACCTGGCTGTTGACAGCGATGGCGAACAGTTCAGCGGTGAGGCTGTGGATGATAACCGCCGCAAGTTCGAGCATCGCCGTAAGAACCTTCAGAAGAAGCAAACCAAATCGGCAAAGCGCAAACTCAAGAAAATCTCCGGCAAGCAAGCCAGGTTTCAGTCCAACACAAATCACGCGATCAGCAAGCGTCTTGTTACTAAAGCGCAAGACACCGGTCGAGCGATTGCCCTTGAAGCTTTGAAGGGTATTCGCAATCGGACAACGTTTAGACGCAAGCAGAGAAGCAAGCACGCTAACTGGTCGTTCTATCAGCTTCAGAGCTATATTGCTTACAAGGCTGAGCTGGCAGGCATCCCAGTGATCTTCGTTGATCCGAGGTACACCAGCCAGACTTGTCCAATATGCGGTTGTGTTGATAAAACCAATCGACCCAATCAATCTACTTTCTCCTGCGTTCGGTGTTCTTACTCTGCAAATGCCGACGCTACTGCGGCGATCAACATCGCCAGGGCCGCCTGTAAACCGGCCAATGGTCTCGACCCTTCTGGTCAGGGACAAATGCTCCCCGCTTCAGCGGGGACGTAGTTTACTCCTCGAAGAATATCTTTGCCCTGGCGTTGACGATCGCCGGCGCGGTGGCGCGCAGCCCAATCCGGTCGCCCGCGCCGCAGATTGGCTCTTGACCCAGCGGGTATTTGACCTCGTATCCGGATTGTGGGTGCACCTCGGCAACGTCCAGGATGTCGCCCGCGGTAGGCTCGCCGGTAAAGTCCTGCTGGGCGGTGGTATCCAGGCCATCGGCGTTGCTGTCGTTCAGCTTGACCAATGTCAGCGCCGACGCCGTGCCGGCGGTGGTCTGGCGCAGCAGCTCCACCTGCACCGGCTCTGCGGTAACGCTCACGCCGTCGAAGAACACGCCCCAGCCGAGAATCTTGATCGAATGGTTAGCGGCTGCGATCAGTTGGATCAACGTCTCCACCGTTGCCGCAGCCAGCGCCTCCTCGGCGATGACCGCAATTCCAATTTGTGCCATGCTACACTCCTAATCCTGCTATTTGATGCGACAAATCAGGTCTCACGAACAAGCCGTTGATCGCCCGCTCGTCCGCCGCAGGCGCAGCGGGAAGAAAATACGTCCTCGGTATCTGGTAGATTAGCGATGGATGCTCGGCAACAGTTGGGGCGCCGTTGGGTGTGAACGATACACCCCATACATAATCCTCGTCCTCAGCTCTCCACAAAGGAATATATGAGATCAGATTTTGTGGGCGAATTCGAAACGGATGTACCTTTCGGTAAAGCGCTGTTTCCTCGGCTGTATCCAACACATCGTTCCAAATGGAAATCTCAGCGATGCGTCCGCTATAATAACCACCACTAGGATTGCGAGCTATATTAAAATTGTTGGTCAGTGCGATAGTAAGATCAAACCCGCTGGCCGTACCCAATCCACCATTGTTTACCAATGCTCTCATGCTCTGTCCACCAGCAGTAGAGGAACATAACACATGCGACCAGGCTTGTTGTGATAGGCCGGTGCTGGTATTTGCAAAACGTGACCCACCAGACCCCCACGCTCCAAATTCTAATGGGTACGTGCCAGTGACTACTCGCAGGTGGTAGGTATTGCCGGAGGCATCCCCAAGTCCCAAGATGTAGCTAGATGTAACCGTATTATCCAACCAGGCCCAGGCAGATATTGTCAGCGGGCCGTCCGTAAGTGGCACACCGGCATAGTAAAGATATTGGAATGCTGTTCGGACGAACGAACGCGACATTATGTCTCCACGCCACTCACAGTCAGCAACTCCAAGTCTCCAGCCATGTTATCGTCGACGTGTGTTCCGTCGCGTCGAAATCGGACGATTGCCATCTGACCATCTGCCCAGCTATCCATGTCCGCGCCATCGGTGAACGCAATCGTCGGATAAGACAGCTCGCCGGAAAGCGAGGCCGGTGTGTCGGACACACCGTTGTAGTCGTAAGTGTGCGCGGCGTCGATGTCCTCGGCGTCGTCTGGAATGGCGCGGATGGCTATCTCTAAACGTGACTGTCCGGATGTGGCCGTCGATGCTACCCAGGGTATCGTGAACATTAGACCGCCGCCATCGTAACCTCGCAAGATACAGAGAAAATCTAGGTATCTGATCACATCAGTAGGAAAATCCCAGACCGGGACGTTCTCCGCTGGTGTTGAGCCGCCGGGGCGCACGTCGAACGTTGCGTACGTCGCCGCGGGCGGCATGATAGAAAGGACTTGAACAACGGGATCACCTGAAGCCATCTATCACCTCCTCACAGCATGCCAATTAACCTCCTTCGGCAATTTTTCCGCGGTCTTCTCCATTCCTCACTGGGTGAGGAAGCCGATCGGCAGCAAAGTTGACGTCGCCAACAAAGTTGGCGCTATCCGTTAGCGGCCACGGTACAGGTATATGTCCACTGTATCGAGTCGCCATTGACGACGTTGATCGCGCTGAACACCGAGCGATCCCATAGGACGCCTGCGGACTCGGTTATGATACTGAACAAACCATGTTCAGTGATCGCACCCGAGCCGGTGAACGATTGCGTGCCAACGCTGCGCAGTTGGTTAGCTGCCGGTTGGGACTTCGTGCCTGCCACGCGGTCGGTGATCGTGGTCGCCTCCGCGCCCAGCGCGGAATCGGTCTGGTTCTCTGCCACCGCGCCCGTCCCACAGGCGTGGAAGTTCATCGTGGTGATGTCGGTCGTATCGGCATCCCAATCGTCAACCAGGAAAGCCACTCCATTGTCGGTGATTACGCGGTATGCCAGAGTACCGTAATTGATCCTCACCCGCCGGTCGAGAATCTGCCGGATCATCTCGCCCAGGCTCGGGTCTGGATCGTGGCGCGCATACTCTCTCAATCGCTCGTACAGTACCCGATCTTCGTCCCGGATGAAAAATAGGCTGCCCATCAGCTCGGAGGTCAGCGTAATCACGCCAGTTGCCCGGCTGACGCCGCGCACCAGAGCGGAAACAGCCAGCCCCTGCAGGAAGGATTTGCGCAAGCTATTCCGCAACCTCCAGCGCAGTGGCGCGGGAAAGCCCTGGGCAGGTTGGTAAACGGCCTCCAGCGAACCCTTGAAAGATGTCTTTCCGCCGGTATTCATTCCTCACCTCCGGGTATCATGCCCCTCTTGCGCAGCACAAGCTCGACTTGCGATTCCGCCATCGCCTTGGCCGCGGAATCGGCCGGCTCGAACACCTTGTCAAACTCAACCAGCAGGTCGTCCGGCATGTTCGCCAGGTCGGCGAACACCAGCGCAACCTCGTGCTCAGGCAGGTATATCACTCCGGCCTCGGTGCGCCGATATGCTTTGACTTTAAATGTTGGCATGGTTTGCCTCCTTGTTTTCTCGATCGGATAGTATCAGCTGCGCCAACCGGTTGGCGGCGCCAACGAAAGCGCCAACAAAGTTGGCGATGGCGACTGATAATGTGCATTATCGGCCGTCCATAGAGCCGATCCTTGGCCCACGAACAGCCGCTCCATTTCCGGTGAAAAAAATTCTCGCCAACGGCCGACTTTCCCCTCGCGGAACGTCGGCCCGCCGCGCTCCTGCAGACCCTGCAAAACTGCCAGCACGCTGCGCTCGTACTCGCTCCACGAGACCGTCCCGCCATTGTGATTGATCACATAATTCACGAATCGTCTGGCTGTTGCATCCGGCTCGTCGATCATCTCCTCATAGCGCAGCGGCAGGATCCAGCTCTGCTCCAGCCACGGCGCAAACAGCGCCCAGCGCTCGAAAATGCCCGGGTAATGGTCCAAACCTTCGATCACCGCCCGCAAACGATCCCGGAAGCTTCCCAGGCTCATATACAGGTCCTTGCCCGGGTGCCGATGATTCTCGTCGTCCGGACTCTCGATGTGATGCGCCTGGCTCACGGCCACGTCGCGCAGATCCCGATAGACGAAGATCATTGCTATGCCCATCTCCTGCAGCGCCGCGGCGATCTCCGGCCTATAACCCACGTGCCCTATCATCCAGGTCCCGTCAGGCTGGCTACGGATCTGCCGGACCGTTGCCTCCAGGTCTTCGAAGCGCGTCCCCCAGCTGCCCAGGCCGAAGCAGTCCACCCAGGGCGTGGGCTCACGCCGTTGGGCCAGCGCCTCCGCCATCTGCATGGCCAGGTGCGTGCCGCTCTTCGGGAAAGAATTAATCAGAATTTTCATGTTTCGGCGTCAACTTCGTTGACGATGGCAGTATGCTGCCGATGGGTTTCGGCAATCCTGCCGCCGGCAAACTGCCGCCGGCAAACT